AGTTGACTACATCTCAAAAATGATATATACTATGGATGTATCAAAAATGAGATGACGGAGGTGGTGTCATGGAGAAGAGTTTAATTAAATATTGGCTTTCCAAGAACAATATGTCTCAAAAAGAATTGGCAAACAAGCTTGGAATCACTGAAAATACATTAAGTTTAAAGATTAACGGCTCTTTATCAACAACAACTAAAGATGCACTAAAGATTTGTGAGATATTACATATAAACAGTTTGGAAGATAGAGCAAAAATTTTTTTAAACCAAACGTATCAAAAATGATATGCCGAAAGTAAATAGAAACGACAACATATAAAAAGGAGAATAAACAAATGAATGAATTATTTAATGTAACTACAAACGGTGACAAATTAACTTTGTCGGCTAGAGAGTTGCACAAAGAATTAAATGTAACAGACAGATTTACAAGGTGGTTTGAGCGGATGGAAGAATATGGATTTGAAGAAAACGTTGATTTTACAAGTGTGAAAAGTTCCACGCTTGTTAATAACGGAGCAATGAGAGAATTACAAGACTACCAAATCACGCTTGATATGGCGAAAGAAATTGCAATGCTACAACGCAATGAAAAAGGAAAAGAAATTCGTAGAAAGTTAATCGAATTAGAAAAGGCTTGGAATAGTCCTGAAAAGGTTATGGCTCGTGCATTAGACATTGCACATAAAACAATTGCTAATCTTCAAATTGAAAATGAAGAAATGAAACCGAAAGCTATCTTTGCAGATGCAGTTGCAACTAGCGATACTTCAATTCTAATTGGTGACTTAGCTAAATTGATCAAACAGAATGGCACAGATATTGGTCAAAAACGATTATTTGAAAGAATGAGAAATGACGGATATTTGATTAAGAAAGGCACTTCAAAAAATATGCCGACTCAAATGGCAATGGAAAAAGGATTGTTTGAAGTTAAAGAACGAACAATAAGCAATCCTGATGGTTCAACAAGAATCACGAGAACTACAAAAGTGACAGGCAAAGGTCAGATTTATTTCATTAATAAATTCAAAAATGCATAAAGTGATAAGAAAGGGTGAATGAAATGCCAGAACCAAGTGGAAGATTAGAAAGTGACAGATTAGATTCAATTAGATTAATGCATGAATCAGTAAAAGCGGAAGGACAAGTTCTTGATGTACTAATCAGAAACGGATGCAAAGTGGAAGATTTAAAAGAAGTATCAACTTTGCTTTCCATTATTTACGGATACGGATTTGAAGTAGGGAAAAGATGTGTAAAAGAATGAAAGTGTTGCTTGGCTATAGAGACATCATGGAACTTGGTGTTTCTAAGAAAACCGCATACAAGATGTTGAATCTTATTTGCGAATCGGAGGCTTACAAAAAGTCCAATCTATCCAAAGTGATAGATACAAAAAAAGTTCCAACAAAGTTATTTATCAGGATGTTTCCTGAGTTCAAAGAAAGGTGTGAACAACATGATGAACGTAGATGATTTAAGAGAGTTGGATGACAACCGTTTTATTGATGAAGATGAGGAGGAAGAACAAGATGAGTACAGTTACGAAGACTACTGCTACGACTTCTGCAAAGCAGAAAGAGACGAAGAAGCTTGGTTCTAAATCAACCGCAAAGAAGAAAGCAGTTGAGTTAGGTGATTGTATCACGCTTCCTTCTTTTGCTAATAACGAATATGAAACCCAGTATTCAATGCTAGTTAGAAGTCAAAAACAAACGCATATGGTTAATCGAGCTGCTAAGTTCAATTACATTTGTTCGTTGATCTGCTTCTTAGTTTCGTTAGCTTTCATTGTGATAGCTAATTGGTACATAAGAGGTTTGTAAATTGAGGGGAGGAAGTAAAGATGAATCTTTACCAAGACACTGAAAAGTTTAGTGTTGAAAAGTATGAGAGTCATGAAGAATGGTTAAAAAAACGTGGACGTGGAATCGGCGGTTCGGATGCAGCTTGTTTCATGGATTTGAACCCATGGAAAACACTAAATCAGTTGTGGCACGATAAAAAATTTGGCTCACAACAAATCACAAATGATGCTATCGAGTATGGAAACACCGCAGAGCCTTGTTTAAGAACATTGTTCCAAGCTAAGCATCCAGAGTTGGATGTTCAATACGTGGATAACGTTACATTGGTTTCTAAAGAGCATGAGTTTCTTAGATACAGTCCTGACGGACTGATTTACAACAAAGAAACAGGTGAAAGAGGAATCTTGGAAATCAAAACATCCAAGATTATTAATTCTCATAGTTTGCAAAAATGGGGCAGTAAAGGAAACGAAACAGTTCCTGATAACTATTATTGCCAAACTTTAGAAGGATTGATTGTTACGGATTTTGACTTCGTGATCTATTGTGCAGAGCTTAGATTTGCAGATGGTGATGCACGAATTATTGAGCGTTCATATCGTAAAGAAGAAGCTTTAGACAGTATGAACGATCTAAAACAAGCAATGATAGAAAAATGGGATAGGTACTTCATTCAAGATGTAGAGCCACCTATCACATTGTCTATATAAGTAAATGGAGGATGAAAATATGGAATTTAATTTAGAGGTACGTGCACAAAATGGAAAAGTGTACACAAACGCAAGTGATTTATTACCTGATATTCAAGAAGGCTTAAAGCACTACAACTATGTAGTAGATGAAGGCAACTACAAGAAGGCTAAAACAGATAGAGCTGCTTTAAACAATTTGGTAAAGCTTGTATCTGATAAGCGTAAGCAAGTTGAGAATGATGTCTTTGCACAATGGATTCAGGACAAAAAAGACATCATGGCGGTTGAAAAGACTATCAAAGCTGCATCCGATAAATTGGGTGATGGAATCAATGAAGTTGATAACGCAGAAAAAGAATTAAAGCGTAATCAAATCAAAGAACTATGGACAAACATGACAAATGATAAGTACCCATTTGATTTAGTATTTGAAGAAAGATATTTGAACAAGTCTGTTAAACCTAAAGAAATTGAAGAATCGTTGAATAACAAGTTCTTGAAAGCCGAAGAACAATTATCTTTTATCGAGGCTTCTCTTCCCGAAGATGAACTACAGGCAGAACAAGTTATCCAATTATTCTGTAAGACTTTGGATCTAAGCAAAGCTACAGAGAGAATCAATGAAATCAAGGAAGCAAAAGCAAAGCTTCAAGAAAAAGTAAATGCTCAGATTGAGCAATCTAAACAAGCTCAAGCTATGAATCAAACAACTATTCCTCAGAGCCGATTAGAAGCTCATGAAATACCAAGTCAAGCTCAAGCAAGAAGATATTGCGTATTCCGTTTTGAAGGCTCTATGGAAGAGCTACAAGCTTTTAATCCAATTTTGAATCAATTTATTAAAGAACATGATGTGAAAGTATCAATTTTAGAAAAAGGAGAATGTTAATTATGTTACAAAACAATATTGCAAAGAAAAATGACAATCAATTGGTAGAATTTTCTGCCAACGGAGAAAAAGTAAAATTATCTCCAGCTATCGTAAGAAATTATTTAGTAAATGGGAATGGTCAAATTACAGACCAAGAAGTTGTATATTTCATAAACTTGTGTAAATCACAAGGATTGAATCCATTCATTAAAGACTGCTACTTAATCAAGTATGGAAACACTACACCAGCTCAAATGGTAGTTTCAAAAGATGTTTTCTTGAAACGTGCCGAAAGAAATTCAGAGTTTGATGGTTTAGATGCAGGAATTATCGTAATTAATAATGAAAGCGGTGAGTTGACTTACCGAAAAGGTGCTTTCTACTTAAAAGATCGTGAAGAAGTTGTAGGTGGATGGGCAGATGTATTCAGAAAGAATGTATCGCATCCAACACACATTGAAGTTTCATTTGAAGAATACGCAGGAAGAACTAAGGACGGAAAACTTAACTCTCAATGGAGTACGAAAGCTGCAACAATGATTCGTAAAGTTGCAATTACTCAAGCGTTAAGAGAAACATTCCCTAATGATTTCCAACAGATGTATTCAGAGGAAGAAATGAATGTGGATATGAAATTGGATGAAACTCCAATCCAACAACCTACACAACAGATTGAACAAGCACCTGTTCAACCACAAACATATTCACAACCCGAAGAGCCACAACCCGAAGGTGTAAGTCTTGTATAAATCAAAACGTAGCCAAGCTACAGATATAGATTTAAAAACTAGAAAGTTGGTAAAAGAAAGAGACCAAATGTGCATATTTTGTGGAAGTACATATCGCATTGAATTAGCACACACGATTCTTTCAAGAAGCAATGGCGGACTAGGTTGCGAAAAAAACCTAGTCTGTGCTTGCCAACGTTGTCATAGAATCATGGACTCAGAAAGTCCTAAAGGAAAGAAATTGAGAGAGATTGCAATTAAGTACCTAGAACGTATCTACGGAAACATTGATGAATCAGAGGTGAAATATAATGCTAAGTCAAAATGAACTGTTGTTTAAATACAACCCATTTAAAGTCAAATATTGGAAAGATGAAGAAATCCAAGAACAACTTGAAATTTTAGTGGATGCTTATATTCCTGATGAAAACGCAGTTATGGAAATGGCATTAAATGTCGAAAACCTTGCAAATCAAATGTTCTTAATTGGTGAAATGATGGCTAGATTACAGGAACAATCGAACATTCTTAAAGCAGATATTGAAAATAAAATGACAAATGCAATTTATGTTGAGAGAAGCACTTGGGAGCGTGACCATGACGGAAAAGCACCAAGTATTAAATTCTTTGAAGCGTTAGCTTGTCAAAAAGTAGCTGATGAAAGAACTAAGCTTGCGAAAGTTGATTCTGATTTAAAACGTTTCAAAACTGCTTATGAAAGTATCGAAGCCAAGATGAATGCGACCAAGAAAAAAATCGAGGTCACTAAGTTTGAAATTGGAGGTGCGTAAGATGATTTTAGGCATTGACCCAGCAAATGAATACAGTGCATTTGTTGTAGTTGAAAACGATTTATCGGCAGTTGTAGACAAAGGGAAAATTCCTAACAAAGAATTGCAAGATAAAATCTCAAATTGGAAAACAGAGAATTATCCAATTGATTATGTAGCAATTGAAGGAATACAAAGTTTCGGTATGCCTGTAGGTCAAACAACATTTGAAACTTGTTACTTTATAGGTCGTTTATTAGAGCAATTTGAAGCTTTCGATATTGAACCCACATTAATATACCGAAGCGAAGAAAAAATGACTCTATGCCACTCTATGAAAGCGACAGACGCAACTATTAGACAAGCGTTAATTGATTTGTTTGCTAAAGATACTCCAAACAAAGGAAAAGGTACAAAATCAAATCCAGGTTATTTCTACGGATTTAAAGCGGACGTTTGGAGCGCATTTAGTGTCGCCTACGTTTTTCATACAAAGTACATAGGTACAGAATGTTAGGAGGTGTGATGAATGTCAGTGATTAGAACTATTAAGAACGAGAATTACACAACTATGTGTAACACTCATCTAAGAGATAAAAACCTATCGCTTAAAGCAAAAGGATTGCTAAGTATGATGTTGTCTTTACCTGATAAATGGCATTATTCGGTAAAAGGTTTGGAAGGTATCTGTAAAGAAAGTAAAAACACGATTAATAGTGTTTTGAATGAATTGGAAGATAACAACTATCTTGTTAGAAGAAGAAGATACTGCAATGGAAAAATCAGTGAGTGGGAATACATTATTTTCGAGAATAATGAAAACCATGACGAAGAATTACTACATCTCAAAAATGAAGATATAGAAAATGAAGATATAGAAATTCAAGATATAGAAAATAGGGACGTATATAAAATAACTAAAGAATTAAGTACTAATAGATTAAATACTAATGAATATAAAGAAAAAAATATAAAAAAAGAAAGTGTTAATTCTGTTATTGCAGAGTATACAGAAAACAAAGATTTGCAAGATGCATTGCATGGTTTTGTTGAAATGAGAAATAAAGCAAGAAAGCCTTTGACTGCTAGAGCTATGAAGTTGTCTTTAAATAAATTAACTGAATTAGCATTAGATGATGTTACCAAGATTGCTATTGTAAATCAGAGTATCATGCACAATTGGTTAACATTCTACAAGTTGCAGAATAACAATGGGCCAAAACAATTGACTAGAAAAGAAATGGGGTATGCATTTTGACATTAGAAGAAACTGAAAGAATCTTACAGGTGCTAAGAATCAATTACCCAATGAGTTACAAAAACATGACTCAGGAAGATACACAAGCCTATTTAAAGCTTTGGCAAGTATCTTTTAAGGATTACAACTATTTGACTGTAGCAAATGCAGTTAATCAAATCATCCAAAGTGATACAAGAGAGTTTGCTCCAAATGTAGCGCAAGTAAAAACACGAATTAGTAAAACTGCGATTGGAAAAACTAAAGAGTGTGGAGAGGCTTGGGAAATCGTTTTAAGGAACGCTAAGTGTGACCCTCATACAAGTAAGGTCAACTACGATAAACTGCCTAGAAACATTCAGAAAGCGCTCGGAGGGAGCTATCTGTTAAGAGACATTGCATGGAGCAATAAAAAAGACTTGCAATACTATCGAGATAGATTTTTACAAGCTTACAAAGAGATTTGTGAAGAAGAAGTACAGTTGTTAAATTCAGGACAAATCAGTTTGGAAATGTATCAACAACACGATCAATTGCCTGCACCTCCAAAAAAGGAAGAAGGTATGAAGATGTTGGGAGATTTGATGAACAAATGAAAAGTAGGAGGGGTAGTAAGTGCAATATTATATGTTGGAAAAAAATGATATATCAGTTGTACGAGGAATCGCAAACACCAAAGATGTAATGAGGGAACTGGGTATTACAAACGCTCAATTCCATAAGATGTTGAGAAACGAGGAAACCTACAAAGGATGTATTCTTCTTCCTGTTGAAACTGATAATGAAGAAAGAAGAAAAGTAACAAGTGAAGATGACGAGCAATTCCAACTGATCGGTGAAAGTAAAACAGGAATCAGATATTACATTACAAGTTATTTAAGAGTTGTTTCTGTTGACCTAAAAGGAAACCAAAAGGAAATGAAAGCTAAAAAGGAAACGGAATCAATATACAGAGTTGTGGTGAACTTTAAAGAAGGTAGAAGATACTTGAACGTATTATTTGAAGCCTACAAAGCTTTTGTAGGGGAAATAGAAAAGAACGATTCTATCGTTTGGGACGGAGAAATGAAAATTGAAAACCTAAGAGTTATCAAATTAGCTCAGACTCAAGGGTTAAGAAACAAAAAGAAAGTAAGAATAGGCGATACAGTCTATAGCTCAATTTCAGAGTGTGCTAGAAAGAATTTCATTTCTAGATCACATATGTATCAGATGATAGAAGGAATCGTACCTAATTCAATAGGTGTTGAATTTGTATAAAGGAGTTGAAAAGAAATGAACAGAGTTATTTTATCAGGCGAAATCGGTAGCGATATTGTTTTAAAGAAAACTGCTACAGGACAAAGCCTATGTAACTTTTCAATTGAAGTAAAGGAAAAAGGAAAGAACGGACAAGAGTTCAAATCTTTCTTCGATTGTACTGCGTGGGGAGAAAATGCAGAACATATCAATAAATATGGATTCAGAGGGCAACACATTGCAGTGGACGGAAAGCTTCAGAAAAGCTCATACACGAACAAAGAGAATCAGAAGGTATATAAGACTAGCGTGTACGTTATGGACGTAGAATTGGCTTTAAACAATGCGACAATGCCACAAACACAAGCTTATCAACAACAAGCAAGTCAACGGATGCAGCAACCTCAAACAGTTCCATTTACAAATCAAGTAAATTACCAATCATATCCTAATAATGATGATTTGGGCGAAGGGATGCCATTCTAAATGATTGCGAAAAGATATGATGATGAACTTATGTACAGTGTTCAAAGATGTGATGACGATATTTCTAACAAATACAAATACTGTACAAGAGATGGGAAACTAGCTTTTAAAAAGCCTGGTAAAGATTTTCTAGGGGTAACAAAGCAGAACTACAAGAATGTTTATGTCATCAATGGAGAAATTTACATTGGAGAATATGTTGGAAAGGAAAAATAAATGGAGAAACAGATAAATCTCACGGGGGGGGGTTATCTATAATCAAGATTGTTTAAAAGGACTAAAAGAAATTAAAGACAATCAATTTGATGTTGCGATTACATCCCCTCCATATAACAGGGTAAGAAATGATAAGTACGCTCATTATGACGATGTTAAAAACAATTATTACAAGATGATCGTTGATGTAACGAATGAGTTATTAAGAGTGTGCAAGAAAGATGTAATCGTGAATATTCAAGCAACATATTTCAACAAAAAAGATGTTTATAAATACATTGGATATTTCGCAGATAAGTTAAAAGGAATTGTAATTTGGGAGAAAACAAACCCTCAACCAAGTATCAACAAGATTAAGGATGAGAACGGAAACATACTTACATCAGTATGTAATGCAGTTGAATATTTCTTTGTTTTAAATGAACAGGCAGAGGAATTTAGAGCCTATGGGTCAATCAAAAATATTGTGCATAGCTCAGTTAATGAAAAACACTTTAAAGGACATGGAGCAATTATGAAATACGAAATTGCAGATTGGTTTGTTAAAAATTTCAGTGTTAAGGGAGATACGATTGTTGACCCATTCTTAGGAACAGGAACAACCGCTATCGCATCAGAACTTAATAAAAGAAAATATGTTGGATATGAAATATCTAAAGAATATTGTCAAATTGCAAAGAAAAGAATTGCAATAGAAACAAGTACATTATTTTAAGGAGTGCATGAAATGAAATTGTATAACATGAATTGTTTAGATTATCTCAAGTCTGAACAATTTCAAAAGGATGTCGGGGGGGGCAGGCTTTAATAGTCACTGATCCTCCGTTCAATGTCGGTTATCACTACAACACATACAAGGACAAAATGAGTGAACAAGAGTATTTATGTTTCTTAAATAAAGTATTTACTATGAACAATACTCCATACGTTGTAATACATTATCCTGAATCACTATACAAGATAGCTTTGTTCAATGGGGATGTGCCAACAAGAGTTTGCTCATGGGTATATAACTCAAATACTGCAAAGCAACATAGAGATATTGCTTTCTTTGGCGTTGAGCCTAATTTCAAGCAAGTGCTTCAACCATATAAAAACCCAAACGACAAAAGAATCAAAAAGAGAATAGAGGAAGGAAAACTAGGATGCAAGCTTTATGATTGGTGGAATATAAACCAAGTTAAGAATGTATCAAAGGTTAAAACTAAGCACCCATGCCAAATGCCTTTAGAGGTTATGAAAAAAGTTGTAGGTGTTTTGCCTAAAGACTCTATTATAATTGACCCTTTTATGGGAAGTGGAACGACAGGAGTTGCCTGTAAAGAATTAGGATATGAGTTTATTGGATGTGAAATAGATAGTGAGTATTTCGACATTGCAAAAGAAAGACTTGAGGAAATCAAATTATTTTAAACTATTAAGCTAAAAACATGGATAACATTTACGGAAGATTTGCTTCGTTCTTCAAAAACTATGAATTAAAGGAAGCAGACAAATATATTAAACGTGTGTTTCCTTACGCAGAGTTTTATTTAGATTACGAGCACGCACTAGTCTTTGAAAGAATAGGCGAAGATGAAGAAATTGATCTTGATTATCATACAGTAATTAATGGAGTTGCTTATGATGGGACGTTCACAAGCAATTATAACGAGTTAGTTAAATACTTGGATGAATACCTTGATGGTCCTGAGAAGGTTAAAAATAAATCCAAAGTATTTACGTGCAATGGTAAAAAGTATGAACAAGAAACGTTGTTTTAAAAGCAGAAAGGGATGAACAAGGATGGACGAACATCAAAAACGAGTAAAGATTGAATTGTACAACGATCACTTTGAGAATGCTAAGCGTTATCAAATCCCACGTGCACAACTAATCATTGCGGATATTCCATATAACATTGGTAAAAATGCAAATGGAAGTAGAAGTGATTGGTACGTGGGGGGTGACAATAAAAATGGAGAATCAAAGAAAGCTAATAGTGAATTCTTTGATACTGATAAAGATTTTAAAATCTATAATTTCTTCAATTTTTGTACTCGATTATTGAAGAAAGAGCCAAAAGAAAAAGGGCAAGCACCGTGCATGATTATCTTTTGTAGCTGGCAACAATTGAATGAGATTACAGAGTATTCAAAGCAATTTGGCTTTAACCATACGCAGCCATTATTCTTTGTAAAGAAATCATCATCACAAGTGCTTAAAGCTAATATGCGAATTGTAGGTGCTACCGAATGTGCTTTAGTTCTGTGGCGTGACAAATTGCCTAAATTTAGAAATGGTAGACAAATTGGAGAAGATGGAAAGCCAATTAAAGGCACCGGAAGAATGATTAAAGATTGGTTTGAGTTTGAGCGTGATGGAAATAACATTCCGAAGATTCACCCAACACAAAAACCGGTAAATCTGTTGAAACAGTTGATTGAGATTTATACAGATGAAGGCGATGTGGTTATTGATCCGGTAGCTGGCAGTTGTTCAACGCTTAGAGCATGTGCTGAATTAAAAAGAAGTTGTTATGGATTTGAAATTAAAAAGAATTTTTATAACGAAGCAAAAGAAAAGATGTTGTCCAACGTAGAAACACAATTGTTTTAAAGGAGTAAAGAATGAATAAAGAAACAAGGATGAGAAAAGCAAACTACATAAGAAAAGACGAAATCAATCTATGTAGGTTTGTTGAAATTTGCTATTCAGTTATTGAAAGAAATATCGAAGGCAAATGGGAATATGTTGGAAAAGTCAAAGAAAAAGGGTTGCAGATCAGGAATAGAGTTTATTTATTTGATGATAAATATAAATTAGCTCATTACAAAGACACTAAAATTTTAGAATTTTTTGAAGGCATACCCGAATGGGCAACACCTAAAATGATTGAAAGATATGAAGAATTTAAGGCGGAGCAGAAATGGAAACTATTGTTTTCTAAATAGGAGTAGTAACATGGAAAAATATTTATTTAAAGCGAATATATCCACTCGATTATCGGAAATCGTAGAAGCTAATTCAGAAAAAGAAGTTTTTGATAAAATTAGAAATCGAAAATCTTTTGAAATTAAGCAAGAAGTTTTGAATGTTTATCCATCATCAATTGAGATTACAAAAATCAAAGAAAAAAAGGAGAAAAACAACATGGAATTAAAAGAAACAATTGAATTAATGTGTTCTGAAAATTACAAAGAAAGATTCATTGCAGAATATCACCAAGTAAAAATCAGATATGAGAAATTGAAGAATTTCTGTAACAAAATTGAAGTTGAAGAAATGCTAGGCAAAGAAGTAACAAAACATGATTGCCCACTTGAATTACTAATGGAGCAACAAAAGCACATGGGATTGTATTTATCTGTTCTTGAAAAAAGAGCATTGATTGAAAATGTTGAATTATAAAAGGAGAAACAAATGACAAGTACAGAATTAATTAAAGATATGCTTGAAAGACAGAAAGCATATGATGAGGAAGTATTTAAGAAACATAATGTTGACTATGTTTCTAAAAGCCAATTAGAAAGTGCGTTGTTTGATGAATTAGGAGAATTGATGCACGCTCAAAAATCAGATTGGTGTTGGTGGAAGTTTACGCAAGAATCCAAAGACCCTGCCAAAGTATTTGAGGAATACATTGATGTTGTTCACTTTGCATTGATGTACGAAATCAAGTTTGGTTCAGGATGTTATGAATATGAGGACATTAAGTGGAATTACAACAAGCTAAAAACGGATTTAGGATTTGGACAGGCATACGCATTTAGTTGTGTTATCAGTTTAACACGTGATGATAACGTATTAGCTTACGTAATCGCATTAGGATTGCATTTAGGATATTCGTTCGGAGAAATCTACAACGAGTATATTCGTAAGAATGAGATCAATAAAGAAAGATTAGCGAAGGGGTACTAGGAAAGGAGATTTAAGATATATGAACATGGATATTATCGCAAAAAGAATTGTTAAAAAATACGTAGAGGAACATTTAGATAAATCGGATAAATGTATCAGTAATGTAGATACAGAACCTTATTTTGTATGGAAATGTAAGACGTTGCAGAATTGGAAGTATTTAATGAGTACAGATTTGCATGATGGAATGTATTATGAACTAACTTACAACGGCGATAAAAAGGAATGGTATTTGGATGCGTATAAGAAGTTTGAGAATAGATGTATTCCAATGCCACAAAATGATGAGGTGGAAGTATGAAATTAATAGAATTACTTCCATTGATTGATCATTCTGTAGTAAACGTTTATGAAAAAAGAAAATATATACAATCTAAATTTATCGTATCGGTTAATCCAAAAAAGAATAAAGAATGTATTTCCAGCAATTTATTAGACAGAGAAATTTATTCAATATCAATAAGTTATAATCATGAATTCAACATTTACGTTTGCAATAAGAAAGCTGATGAAGAATTTATTAAAAAAGCGATTTCAATTGGATTGATTCAAGATGTTAATAATGATTATTCAAATGAGGATGATGATTTTTGATGGCACGAAAACCAATTCCTAAAAAGATTCGTGAACAGGTATATAAAAAATACAACGGTCATTGTGCCTATTGCGGATGCAAACTTGAGTACAAAGATATGCAAGTAGATCATGTAATATCTGTATACGGAAATGATGGTAGTAATGATATTGAAAATCTTATGCCAACGTGTAGAATGTGCAATTTCTACAAAAGCGTATTTACACTAGATGAATTTAGAAAAAATTTAGAAACATTGCACGAACGGTTAAGAAAGCCATTCATATATCGTTTGGCATTGAAATACGGATTGATTGCTGAAATAAAAAAAGAAGTAATATTTTATTTTGAAGCTTATAAAAAGATTTAAGGAGAAAAGAATGATTTAAGAAAGAATTGATAAGTTAATTAAAACATATCAAAGATACATTGATGGAGATCGTCAAACCATTAGAAAACACAAAGAAGTTTTAATTGAAAAATTAAATAAAGGAAGTTGTGATTATGTTAAACACAATGCAGAAAAAATCGAACAAAACGAAATGGAAATTGCATTGTTTGAAATGTTTATTGAATCGTTAAAATACGCAAAGACAGGAGAAATAAAATGATTAATTTAAAAAACGGATATGGAATTGTATCGGACGGAAAAAGCTATACGCTAATTCAATATGCAATTCAAAAGAGTAAAAATGGTGATGAAAAGGAAATTCAGAAATCAATTTCCTTTCACTCTACATTAGAAGGAGCTTTACAAGGTTATTCAAACTGTAGAATGGCAGATTTGGTTTCTAACGTAGATTTAGACTTGAAACAAGTTAAAGAAGCTATAGACGATTTAAAAAGGGAGATAAAGGCATATGAATAAATATAAAAAAGCTATTGAAGTAATAGATACATTGCTTCACTTGATGTGTGGAGAAGAAAGAGAAGATGGATATGAGCCAACTATGGAAGAAATGTCTAATTCTATGGATTTGTTAACAGATTTAGTTAATAAAGTGGATTCGTTTAAATGGATTCCATTTACATTTGATGAGGAAGGCGTGCTTAATTGTGAATTGCCTGATATTGATGAAGAAATACTTGTGTCTGATGGTGATAGTGTATGGCAAGATACTTGGTGTGAAGCAGATGAAGGATATGAGCTTGAAAGTGGAATTGAAATAGAAGATTTAGCTTGGAGACAATTACCAAAGCCATATGATGGAAATCAAAATGAAAATAACTGCTAAAGGAATGTTTAAAAGATTAGGCTATGAAAGACAGGATTTGCAAAACGAACATTTTATTGTATACAAAAAGCCTAGTGGAATTGGTTTCTGTTGTATACGGTTTGATTTAAAAAATAAAACATATGAAGCTATTTACTTTGGTCCAAACGGAGGATATTGCTCATATATTTTAAGTCCCAAAGAGTTAGTAGCAATATATAAACAAATAGATGAATTAGGAGGCAAATTTACTTATGAATGCAAAAGAAATGTTTGAAGAACAAAGATATAAGAGAAATTAAGAAAATGATGAAATAACTTATTTGCAAAGATTTGGAAGCGGATATTTTAGAATCACATTCGATTTATCAGAAGAAGAAATCGCCATAGATACTAATATGAAAAATGTAATCGAGAGTGATTTATTACAGGAAATTATCAAACAGGCTAAAGAACTTGGATGGCTTGAAGAAGAAAAGCAAGAAACAAATCTAGAACGTTATTATGATGATTTGATAAAAGAAGATTGCAGTGATTTTGGCGTTGTGAATGGAAAAATTGAGTCGTGTACATTTATACCATGTGAAAGATGTGAATTTAAACATGGCAATTGTCGCAAAAATAGAATCACATGGTTGACAAGTGAATGCAAAAAGAAGAAATATAAATTTACACAATTTGAATACGACTTAATAAATACATACAGTCATGTAGATGATAGATGTAAATTTAATGGTTGTTATCAATTAAAAAGTTTGAAAGAAAAAGGATATTTCAAAAATGTGGATAAAAATGAATTAATTAAAGATATTATAGATAATTGTGAGGTTGTAGGATGATTTATTTCGTTGCAGGATTTTTCATAGGGGGCATAGCTTCAATGCTCCTTTATTCCTTAGTTGTTTCAGAACGAATAAACGAATTGGAATTAGAGAATGGTAGGTTGATTGATGATCTCAATAAAGCCGAGTATGAAGTTAAAAAGCTCAGGTATTTAAATAAGGGGGTGTCTTATGATGGGTTTGAAGAAACGAAATAAACCTAAAGAAAGTACGAATGTACAAATTAAATTGAACGTTACTGTTTCTGATACAGAAAACAGTAATTCATGCAATATTGTAGATTCATTATTAAATGATATTTGGAATATTGCGTTGGAAAAAGAAGGGGTAGAAGTTCAAAGCATGACTTCAAAATATATGAAGGAGAAAATAGCAAAATGATGTATTTAAGTATGGCAATTCACAATATAGCGGTAATGGTATTTACTGCATACATGGTAATTCATGTACATCCTATTTGGGCAATATGTATTTTATTTATGCATAGAATTGGAACTAGAGTTATACGTGTTCCAATCAAGGAAGATGAGGATGATGCAGTAGACGACGTGTACGGAATGGATTGGAATGAAAAAGATGGTATCAACAACTCAAGTAGAGACAAGTTTTAAAAACATAGAAAAAACTCTGAAAGACAACGGATTATATGAAGCATATGACGATATGGAATTAATTAAACAGGCTTTAATTGAGAGAGATAGAAAGATATACGGATTGCAGCAGCATACTAGAAATTTAGAGGATAAATTAGGAAGGATAGGTGGTTATCATTATGGAAATCCTAAACAATAATATTTACTGGTGTGATTTACCGAAATACAGTAATACAATTCTTTATAAAATGAGACCTTGTATTGTTATTTCAAACGACATTCAAAATAAAGGAAGTAAAACAGTGAATGTAATTCCCATTACTAGCAATTTAAAAAGAACGGATTTACCTTGTCACGTTATGATTGACACAGGACATGAGTATGGAATGGCAAAGGCAGAGCAAATCTTAACAATCAATAAAGAAAATGTTAAGTGGCATATTAAACCACTCGATAGACGAGAAGCAAAAGAAGTAAAATGTGCATTGTTAACTCAAATGGGAATTATCTAAAGGAATTGTTTAAATGCCTAGAAGAGATACAGAATACGAGCATTTCAAAGAAACCTGCGGAGGATGGTTTAATTACCATGGCAATATTGGTCTAAGATCAGGTGATGTAGCAATGGCTACTTTATTTGATGAAAATGAATTAGTGCAAATTGTATTGACTAAACCTTATACATTCAATAGGTGGTGGTGTAAGATCGTTGGTTTCAATAGTGATGGAATTGAATATCTAGTTGATAAAACAATGATATTACAGATTTTAATTGATAAAGAGTACAACTTGCGTAGAAAAAGAAGAAAAACTTCTTAAAATCAATTTAAACACGTCTAGAAGTGATTCTAACGAACAAAATAGATTGAGATGAGTATTTGTTATGGTAAATAAAGAAAAGGCTAAAAACACGTTTAAAACGATAAATATGTTTATAGCCTTTTTTAGTCTTATGTAGTAAAATATATGTATGAACACTTACAACAATTACATTATGTTTTTATCTGATTTGATGGCGATTGAACCGCCTGTTGTTATTTATCAGAAAGACGGGAAAGCCTACTATGGAAACGGGCGAAAAGCAGAAAGCTTCCAATTAAAGCCATCTGCCAAAGCAACAACAATCGTGAAAGAGAATAAAATCTATGTTGATTTAGATAAATTCAAGGATGAAATAGATCTTTACTTGAGTTTGGCACATGAAGTTAGACATTGTGCTCAATATCAGGCGATAAATGATGTTGGACTAGCGGATATTGCTACTCCTGAAATGCTCAAAGTTTGGAAAAAGGAGTTAAAAGAGTATAAAGGGAGCGAAAATGAAGGATATGAGGCTCAACATATAGAGTTAGATGCATTTGCATTTGCGTGGTTTATCGGGGTATCTGTATTTGGGGTGGAATTGCATTTAAATGGGGTTAGAAGCGGAAAGCAGCTACTTTCAAGCTACATACAGTTCATTTCCAACAACTACAGTCTAGAAGAACTAAGAGATTGCCTGGAATATTCAGGATTTGCTTATAACAGAAATCAAGCCTAGTAAAATAGGCTTTTTTTAATTTATCTATTGATAAAGACATCATGATATGATATACTATGTATGGAAGAAAAAGTAGAGGTGATAATGATGGCAAAAGCAAGTGAAGCACAATTAAGGGCACAAATAAAGTACGAAAAAAAGAACGTAAGTCAAGTTTGCCTTAAATATGTGACAAAGAACAATCAAGAGATTCTAGACAAGTTAAATTCAGTGCCAAGTAAAGCGGATTATGTAAGACAATTGATCTTACAGGATTTAGAAAGAGAAAAGAAAGAGGCTAACAAATAGCCTTTTTTTATCGGCTTTTTTTCACACGTCCGCACTTAAAAATGTTATAATATATGTAGTTAGAAAGTACCTTAGAAAGACCAAATATTGCCACTTTCTAACGAGACATTTTTTTACTTCTACTTACTCAGAATTGAGTGCCTCGGGGAGACCTGAGGATATTATAATGGTGTAAGTGCAATGTTTAATTGACGGGGTAGGTTGCAATAGAATTTGTGCCCCTAGAGGTTCAATAGAAAATATCCCCTACGTTTTCAATGGCCCCCAGGAACGCAATAGCCCCTACAGTCGCAATGGCACACGTGTAAATAACCCCTTATATCGCAACAGAGGTCGGGGGGAAAGAAGAAAAACAAGTAAATTCAGAGATATAGAAACGTCCATACAGTCATATATGCGTAATAAACACGATAAGTTCCAAAATGTTTATACTAATGTTTACACACGATTGTTTAGGTTGGTTCATAAATTGTCATCACGTAGTCATATACTACTACTTTGAAATGAATAGGCAGATAATTCATTTCTTACTCCTTTAGAAATTCTTTATTAATTCTATATCTTGTCGATTGTATGGTTTAAGGTTCTGTATTGAGCACACAGAGCCTATATTATAAGTAATTCTGCATATTTTAAACGATTGATCTTTGAAAAAGTGATATATCTTAGTCCCTCGGCATATATATAATAGGAAAGAGGTTCGGGGGAGATAAAGAGGGGTTTTGACCTCGGGGGAAAGAAGAAGTTAGGAGCTACGTCCTCCACAGAGCCTTCCAAAGCCTAATAGAATAAGATATATAGAGTATTATTACTATTATTATTTACCTATCAAGTTCTAATGTAGTTTGATGGGTTTTTTTATTGTCTTTTTTGCTTAAATTAACAATTATTCACGAAAAACGATTAAAACCCTTTATTTTAGGCAGATTTTAAGTGTTCCAAAAAGAAAAAATTGTCAATATAAAAAATAAATTTTGTATTTTGTATTTTGTAATCGGCGAAAAATTTTGTATTTTGTATATTTTGTATTTTGTAAATTGTTCACGTTTTGTAGACAAAAACACGGTGTGGTACGAAAATATCCGCTATTATATTCACGATTCGTGAACAAAAAGTGAAAAAAAGGTTGAAAAAATAAAGACATCATGATATAATATGAGTGTAAAGAAAAGAGGTGACATCCAAAAATAAGACATAAAAAAAGATCTTACTTCCATATGCTGCTAAACGTTAAGAAGTAAGATCATTCAAAAAACGTATATATATAATATAGAATAAAATGGAGGCAAGCCCCAAAAAATATATATACGTCCTTATTATAGCAAAATGGGGCTAAAAAGAAAATGAAAAAATTTGCTGATATTTTAAAAGATGTAAACAAAACATATCAAAAGATCAAAGAAGTTGAAGAAAAAACAAAAGAACTTCAAAACACATACTTAAATATCGTGAACTTAAAAGAAAGACACGAAAAAAAGAAAACTGTAGAAAATGAACTTGTAAGATTAGAAGAAAAAAAGAAAGACTTACAAATAACTATTCAAATTTTAAACAGCAACGCAAAAATAGCGTTATATAGCCAAACTTTGCCTATAGTTTTAGAAGTTCTTGCAAAGTATAAAAACAAGCCTTACGGCCCAAAAACAGAACAAAAAATAAAGGATGAAATAAAAGAAAAAACAAATTGTATCTTTTATATTAGTGGAATATATGGATCACAAGAATATCATATTATACCGCTAGAGTTTAGCAATAATTATAATATTGAGTGCGGCGCTAAATACATAGACGGAAAACAAAAAAAGTTATTAGAAGATAATAAAATACAAGTTCTGGAATTCAATGATATTGAACTTTATTACACTAGTAAAGAGTATATCGACAATATACAAAAAAGAATTAAAGAATTGAAAAAGCTTTATAAAAAAGCATACGAAAAACAACAAGAACTTGATGAAATATGTAGTCAATATAACAGTATAGCTGTTGGAAATATAAAAAATATATATAAAGACAAACATATATATCAGTCAATGGATATATAAAAAAGGGGTTGCTTATGATGGTTAGTAGGCAGCAGTTAGAAAGCTTGAGCACTGCTGAGGTGCTCAAACTAGCTTTTATTAAATGTTATATTCTATTGTCATGCGCTTTCATGTTTTGGGTGCTGATATTCTTGTTTGCGTGTTTCACATATAGTTTATAAAAAATAGAAATGAGGTAAAGAAAATGAAAACTGAAACGATATTAAATAATCTTTTAAAAGTAAAGGATAATCCTTTTAAATATATGGATGTGTTAGAAAATACTATAAATGAACTAAAAATTGATATATATAACGAAAACATGGGATTAAAAAATAGAAAACAAGATCCACAAAAAAAGGCTTTAAAGTTTTTAAATGATAATAAAAAGCGTTTCACAAACTCTAGAAAATGTTTAGCCTATGCATACCAAACTGTTATTAATGGTAATGATGTACAAGTGTTTACAGATTCTTATATAGCTTTTATTCTTAAAACCTTTTATAACTTGCCTTTATGGGATAATGAAAAAGAAAAAAACAAATATCCACAAATTGAAAGGGTCTTACCAGATAAAAACTATGGAGAAATTGTAGATATTAATTTTAAAGATATTATTGCAAAACTGAAAGCAAAACAAATAGAAGAAAAAGACGGCACTAAAATTATAGAAGTAAAAAGCGATAGTTATAAATGCTTGCTTGATGCTGACAACTTAAAAAAGATCAGTGATATATTAGGCACAACGGAACTGTCTATGCGTTTATATGGTGAAATGAAACCAGCTTTAATTGTAGATGAAAAATCAGATAATCAAGCTGTTATTGTTCCTATTAGAAAATATGAGTAAATAAAAATGATAGATCAATTAACAACTATACTTGTGTTTATTCTCTTTGTTGCTTTCTTCTTTAAATACTGGATTTGGATTATATTATTATTTATTACATTATTTATTATTATATATATGCTTTGCTAGTTAACATAAACTATAGTTAACCAGCTTTTTTTATTGCCTTTTTTCTTCTTCTCTTTTTTCTTCTTGTTTCTGAAAATATTTATTTATCTTTTCTTTATCTTGATTGAATTGTATTTGAATTGCATACATTCTATAAAGTTGGGGTTGCTGCTTAAGTTTGAAAAACGCAACAGGAATTGACGACCCTACACACCCCATGGCTTCCCTCTCGACCAAACCACATTTTTTACACCTAGCACTTTACATAACAGAGTGCTAGCACAAACCACCCCCTTTTTTAGATAAAAATTTTTGGAAAGTGAAAATTCGAGTTTTGAAAAAAATGAGTTCATGTATTTTTGCGAGGGGTAAACGAGGGGTAAGAGAGGAGTAGATTAGGGGTAAAAACGTCCTCAATAAAATCATTTATAATGTAGGGAGGTAGAGAAAGAGAGGATGAGAGTATGCCAAGGGCAAAGAGTGTTTCAGAATTAAAGCGTGAGGATGAAGCTAAAAGATTCTTTGACGAGTATTCAAAGAGTGGGAATATTACAAAGTCCATGCAAAAGATTTGTCCTAATTTAAGCGATAAGAGTGCTTATAACAAGGGTTATAAGATATTAAATAGTCCTAAGTTTAGGAATGTCATACATGAGAGGGTAAAAAAGAGAGATCAAAGGAGTGTTATGACAGTAGAGCAACGTAGACAATGGCTTAGTGATAACATTCAAGACGAAGAAAAGGACATGAAAGACAGATTAGGTTGCTTAAAAGAGCTAAATAGAATGGATGGCATTGGAAAGAGCAATATTTTAAATGTTGGAAGTGTAAATAATATTACTGTTGAACAGAAAAGAGCGATTGCAGAGGAAAGAATCAACGATATATTAGGAATCAACACGGGAAGTGAGTTTTTAGATGCCGAGGTAATAGAACACGAGGAAGAAGATAATGAAGAAACAGACTCTTAGTGTTACGGAACAGTATTTTAAGGATGTAGAGGACTTAAAGGAAGCTAAAGCTATTAATAAGAGCCAAGAAGAAGTTGTTAGGTTGTTGAATGGAGCTACCCCAAAGTATAAATTGAAGAATTGGACAAGAGGATATATCCCCGAACATTACAAACGACTAAATATTTCTCGACAAGAAGCTTTTAGGCTTGCGGTTATCGGTGCAAGAGAGGCTTTGACATATTTTCAAGTCAATCTTCACTTCACACAAGCTATGTTGTTCGGTGCTGTTGTAGAGGGTTACGACACAATCTATGCAATTACTACTTCTCAGTACGGGAAAAGCTGGACTTTAGGAATGATTGCTATTTATCGTGCTTACAAAGGACATCAAGTACGAATTGCGGCCGCAACAGGAGAAACCGCTACTATCATCATGTCCAAAGTTATAGGGCATTTGCAAAATGCAGACGAGTCTATTCAGAGTTCTGTATTAGATTCAGGAAACAAGATTGAAAAATTACAGACTTCTACTTCCAAAACCAAAATTTCCTTCAAAGGTGGAGGATGTGTAGAAATCGTTACATTAGGTGGAAACAGTGTAGATCCGAAGAAAAACAACAACGCTATCGGTAAGGGTGGAGATTATATTATTGACGAAGCGGCCCAAGTTAGTGAAGATGCGTATGCCGAGATAGGACGAAGGGAATTTTCAAGTGTTGACGGTTCAAAAGAGCTTGAAATCGCTATTTCCAACCCTCACAAACGTGGTGAATTTTACGATTGTATGACAAACGATAAATACCCCGAAGGTACATTAGTTGTTTGGATGGATGTCCGTACTGCTTACGAAGAAGATCGTATGAAAAGTGCATCTCAGATACTAAATTCTCATTTTTACAAGAATAGAAGTACTTGCCAACGTTATTTAGTATGCGAATTAGAGGAATTTTCAGACGAAAGTATGTTCAAAACCATGACTTTAGACGATGATAAAGTCGATAGTTCCTATAAAAAGCGTTTTTTCTTAGGCATTGACTCGGCTTATACAGGTAAAGATGGCATAGATGTTGCTTTATGCTCTCAAAATAGGTACGGAAACTGTAAAATTGAGACAATTTACAATCTTAAAGAGGGTGTTTGGGTGCAAGGAGTCACATCCGAGAAGATTATTACCAAGATTGTTAAGATTATCGAGACATTAAACATCAAATATGTTTGTGTTGACGTTGGTTTCGGTACATGGTTGACCGAAGGATTGTCAAAATACTCGGATAAGCTAGGATTTATCCTTGAGGGTGTCAATTTCCAAGGTGGGCCAACAAAAACACGTATCAAGGCAAGACATTACAGTGCAGTTTATGCCTTCAATCTAAGAGCGGAAATGTATTTAGACTTTCAGCAGCTAATGGACAGTAAGAAATTGACTTTCACAACGGAAGTTGCCAAAAGATTGAAACCTGAATTGCTTGCTACAAGGACTGTATCGAAGAATAATAAGAAGATAGCCATTATTCCTAAAGAGGAGATAAAACAACGCTTAGGACACTCTCCTGATGCCCTAGATTCCTCAGTACTTTCTGTCCGCAGTTGTTTAATGTATAATCTAAGCAGTGAAATACTTGCGTATGCAGAGAACGATTAGGAGGTGCTAATTTGAGTCGAAGAACAAAGAAAAGACAAAAGGATAGAGTTAAACTAGCATCCAATACCTATGTGTCACCTAACATTTCGCACAATATTCACAGTTCTAATGCAGAAACCGAAGCCGAAAAGGTAATGGAAGCTATGTTGAACTGCAATTCAGACTGCATCAACGGATTTATTAAAACAAACTTTAAGAATCAGTTTGATGAGATTGATTGGATGATAGACAATCTACCAACGCTACCATATGTTATCGGTAAGGTTATTGACTTTATATTCTCAAACGGTATCACAACAGGTGATGAGAATTTAGACAAGAATGTTCTTATGCCATTCCTTTATAGACACAATGTACAGGGTGTAACAAACTATTCCGTACTTCAAAATGCTATTATGCAGTCATTATTGTACGGAAAATGTGGTATTCGTTGGCTAGACGAAGATAAGGGAATTGTTACAGAGAATTATCGTAATTATGTTTCTATCATGCGTGAAGATGATGAATATAAAGGCTTTAGAGTTCCTATCTGTTATGCTATGTCGGCAGACGATAAAGAACCTATCTCATTAGGAACAAAGGAAATCGACTTTGACGAAGCGTTATTCCTTCAAACAGGCAAATTAATGTCAAAAGACGGAACAATTATTGTAGAAATCCCTGATAATTTCTGCAATCTTAGAAACGGAACAGACCATGAGAACGGATTATCTTGTTTATTACGTGATAAACAACGTCTAAAGCTATTAGGTGCGGTTTACGAGCGTTTGAACTACGATATTCAGTATGATGGGCCAGGACGTTTGATTTTTTGGCTAAAAGACGGATTTGCCAAGGGAGATACGATTGATTTATCGGCTTCACAAGTTTTAGACGAATCATCAAGCTCTAAAGCAGACAGAGCCGACAAAGCAAGAATTGAAGCTAAACGTCTAGGTCAGGAAATCAGAAATTCAAAATCAGACAATGTAATCCTTGCAAGCTCTATTTTCGATAAAATGGATCACTTGCCTCGTGTTACAAAAGGTACAGAGTTCTTAGAATACCTTCAAATGAAGGAAGGTTCTATTATTTGTCAGTGTTTCGGCCTTACTCCTGAATTGATTGGTTTAGGGGATGTATCAGGAAACGTATCTATGGAAAGAATCATAGATAATGCCATGACAAATACAATCGTACCAATGCGAGAAAGGTTCGCCACTCAGATTTCTCCTATGTTAAGTGAGAAATTAGGTGTACCAAAGGTTTATTTTGATAAATACGAATTGAAAGAACAACAAGACAAGTCTGCAAAGACATATAAATTGGCCTTGTCAGTTACTCAAATCGTAGGCGCTATTGTCAACGGAGCAGAAGCGTTAGACAAGAGCACAAAGAATTACATGATGGAATCAGTTACTAGAATGATGGATTCTATCGAGAAAACGCTATAGCGAGAGGAGAAAATAAAATGGAAATGGATATTTTAAAAAGTATCTTATCTGAAAATGAGGTAACACCCCTAGGAAGTTTGAATGGGACTCCGTTATATTCATTTGAAGATGCACAGAGAATCAACAAAATTGGATTGGTAAAAGAGAAAATCCAAGGTAAAGAGGTTGAATTTGGTGAAAGACCTATGCGACCTGATGGATTAGGGTATTTAGAAACAAAAGCCAATGCAATTGCAGTTCCAACTTCTTTCTTTGAGAACAGATACAGAAAAGTTGAAGTAAAAGAGACGATTGTTGATGAAAAAACGAAGAAAGAAAAAGAAGTTGTTAAAGATGTATATTACGAAGTCGTAACAGACTATAGAGCTTGTAAAGAACAGGCAAGTTCACGTGTATATACAACTACAATTCCTGTATATCAGATTGGAGCTAAGAAAGATTCAAAAGGAAATGCTGATTTATTCTTAATTGGTCAAAGAAATATTTCAGATACAGACTTTATCAACGAGTTCAAAGGTAAATTGAACAAAGAATCAATGGTCAAGATTCTTAAATTGATTGGTAATAACCCAACAAAACAAGTAGAAGATACATTAGAGTTTTAATTAGAAGTAAAAAGTAGAAAAAACAAGGCAATATTTGGAAATAAACAAAAGGTATAAACAGTTTTCACTGTCTATATAGATTTTTGCATATTTCGAGGTATTGCCTTTTTATATGCAAGATAACGAAAGGAGATACATAAATGTCAATTAAACGTAGTTTCACTGTAAAAATCACTTTTAAAGAAGGGTACGGAGACCCAATCACTTTAGAAGGAAAAGATGCGACTGCTTTTAACACTGCTTGGCACAACAAATTGAATGACCAAGACGGAGCTATTGGATTTGAATGGCCAGTTATTACGACAACAGGTGAAGAACCTAACCAAAAAACAGTAACAACTTATACTTCATTCTTATTCTGCAATGTAGCAAAAGTAGAACGCTCAGAACAAACAGAAACAAAGTATACAGACGATCAATGCCATGATGCTTAGAAGGAGAAACCATGCAAAACAACGTACAAACTATTAACGGTGTTACTTGGTTCGATTCCCTAGAAGAAAGAAATACTTTCTTAAAGCAAAATGGTAGACATGAGTTCGCATTGGAAGAAGCAGCAAAGAACGCAAAACAGTATTTGAAACTTCTTGATGTAATAGAAGAAAAAACGCAAATTGACGTTTATTCAAAATTAGATAGCGGTACTTTGCTATACGGGTATGTAGTTCTAGAGCCTAAGAAGAAATACAAGATTCCCGAAGATAAAGTTTTGTTAGAAGCACTTAGAAACAAAACTATTCAAAAAAGATACGATTCAACAATGGAAGAAATCTTAAAAGGAGCAAAGATTCCATACGAAGTCAAGAAATGTAATTCATGTGGTGGAAGGATTCAGAAATTATTCTATAAGCCCGTAATCGTAGTAGAAACGGAGAATAAGAAATAATGTCACAAAAGAAAAGAGTTCCAACATATGTAGCAAGCATTAAAGATAGCCTTGATCGTAGAAAAAAAGGAAAAGCATTTTACGACAATGCAATAACTTTATCGAGCGTAGATAAAGAAAACCATTATGTCAGTGTGAACCTATCCTCAGGGTACGTAGAAAACAAGCCTACACGTCTTATTGACGAGGGGGCAATAACATATGAGGGTGGAGATGATATTCGTCTATACATCAAAAAAGGGGCAGTACAAGCATTCTACGATAGCTTGAGTTCTGATTATGTAGGATATATCAACTTAGCTCACATTGACATTACATCACTCCCTTTAAACTTAGGTACATGGACTAAAGATGATTTAACAGTTGTCGATATTGGTGATGGAAGAAAAGGTCTTGATGTAAACGTCAAACTAAATAGGGAATTGCACATTGTGCAAGATTTATTGAAACAAGAAATACCATTGAGCATTAGCGCAGAACTGAGAGGGACACTCGATTTTGAATCGTCATTTAAATTTAATGCACCATTCTACAACGAAATCGAGATTGCTGGTTTCTCAGTTGTTGCAAATCCAGCCAATGTAAACAGTACAGGCGAAAATTTAAACAGTAAAGGAGACTCAGAAATGAACCTATGGGAAAAGATTTTAAAGTTGAGTTCTGAAAATAAAGAAGAAAAGAAGAACGAAGCTTTAGAAAACAAAGAGGAAGAAAAAGAAGAAAAAGAACCTTCTAAAGAAGAAAAAACACCTGAAAGTAAAGAAGAAGGAACAGAAAACAAAGAAGAAGCTAAAAAAGGCGAAGAAACTTTGGAAACTGTTGAAATGTCTAAGGATGACATGGAAAAAATCAACAAATTCATGGATGCTTTTGAAGCTTTAAGTGCAAAAGTTGAAGCATTAGAACAAGAAAATGCTGAATTAAAAGAAAAATTAGCAAGTTCTAAGAAAGAAAAAACAGAATTTGAAAAGAAAGCAGAAAGCACATTAGACAGATTGTCTAGTTTGATCTCAGGACAAGCTAACGATAAAGAAAAGAAAGAAGAAAAATTAGCTTCTACTTCTAAAGTTAGCGGAGATATGTGGGGATAGGAGGTAAACCATGTTAGATTTATTATTTACAAATCCTGATAACACATTATTAGAAAAAATGGCAGTTACACCAGGAATGGTAGAACGTCTAAGTTCTAATATCGAGGATTTAACATCATTCTCAAGAGCTTATATTGATTATGAAAAAGCAAGACAGAATTTAGCAGCAAGTTCTACTAAATCAAATGCAGGAACAATTGGTATCAGTACTGATTATTCAGATAACTCACCAGCCAATCCATTCCAAAACGTGTTCCCATTAGTTTCTTGGTTAATGAACACACCAGCTTCACGTAAGATGCAAGGTGCTATGAACCGAGGAGCATGGAGCGTTACAAAAAAAGAAGATGGCAAATTCTATATTCAGCTGCCATTCACATACGGAACAACAGAACCTAAATCAACACAAGGTGAATGTTGCTGGGTTCCATTAGATTTAGCTAAATGCGGTAGCAATGCACCATTAGCATTATTGTGTTTAAAGAGCTGCGAACCTATTATGGATAGCTTAGTAAATGAAACACGTAAAATCAAAGCTAATGACATGGTTTGCTACTTCCAACGTGAAGGAGAAACTATTAAAGAAGCTCAGAAACGTATGGATTTAATTTCAATGGCATATTTCACTGCTATTAACGTAATCTTAGGAACAATGGCTACAGGTACTGCAACATTAAAACCATTCCATGGATTATTGGAAGTAATGGAAGATAAAGCAGTTATCAAAATCGTAGGTACAAACGTATTATCTGCATTTGATTCAGTCGCATTACGTTTAGCAGCATTAGGAGATGGCGATTACAAATTCGCTTGTCACCCATTAGTGCTTGAAGGTATTAAATCTGTTATTGTTCCAGGTAAATTCAATGGTGAATATCCTGATGGATGGACTCGCAATAAAGAAACAGGCGAAGTCGCATTTAAAGGACATGGATTTATCGCAGATAAATTAGTTCCATGTGATATTACTGCTGGTACAGGTGATGTATGGGTATTAGAAGGAAATACAGTAGGTTTGGTAATGGGAACTACTTTCCAACCATCTGAAAAATTCCAACGTCATACATTCGGTGCTACAGATACTCCATCTGAAGGATGTGGTACTCAATGTGATTACTACTACAATTTTGGATGTGCATTTGGAACAGATGCAAACCGATTAATGGTAATCCAAGGTATTCCAATGTCAGCAGCTACATTAGGAGATACATTAAACGGATTAGACCTTGTATTAAAACCAACAACTATCGTACCAATCAACATTGGTGAATAATGTACGAAAAAATTGTCGAGCAATTGAAAAACTATTGTTCGTGCATAAAGGAAAGCGATTTAGAAGCAGATAAGCTTGAAAAGAATGTTGGAGAACTAATTGATTTAATTAGTACCATCACTTGTTGGAAAAACCACCCTTGTGAGACTTTCCTCTCATCTCAAAGAGAGGAAGTCTTTGACGTTGGTGAATTTAAGAAATGCGGTTGCGATTCAGGAATTGTACGCATACCGCTATTCTATCCAATGATTGACCCAACAACGATTGAGGTATCTGTTATCACTAGAGAAAGAATTACATTTACTACTCACAAATTAGAAGTCGATAAAGATTTTTCTTATAACCCATACGACAGTATCGTGTACGTTGATTTATCTAATATTGACTACAAAGATGTGTGCAATTGTGGATGTGATGAATTATCTAAGATCGTTGTCAGTTATGTAGCTGGATATGAAACGATACCAGAATGTCTATTGCCTGTATTCTGCGACTTCCTACAATTTGTTATCGCAATGAACAGATGCGAATGTGGTTGTAGCACGTGTGAAGAAACAGATGGTAGCGATGTTCTTATTTCAGAAGAAAATTCTGATGCTCAGATTTCAATTAGTATGTATGTTCGTGAACATATTACAAAAGCATATTCAGAGCAATTAGGTATCTTGTCAGTATGTAATTCAAAAGACATATGGGTTGGTGCAGTAGTATGAGAATCAAATATATCGGAATGAAAAGTTCCACAAAGAAAAACGGATGCCCTGTATGCGGTGCTAAAGCCAAATCAAACACATCTTACGAGTATTCAAAACGTATGTGTTTGCCTAGTGGCATAGTAAAAATCTTCCTTATGAACAAAGTTGAGGAAGTATCGTATGAAGATGGTGTATTCCTAAAAGGCTTTAAATACGTATACGGAGGCAAACTTTATTACCCCTTTATCGAGGTGTAGGAAATGCTAAAAGGCCTCTTAGAAGATGTTATAGAAGCGTGTGAAGAAGATTTTGAAGGATTGGCTAGTGAATTAGAAGAAACTATGCGAGAAGAAGCTCCAAGAGGTAGTAGATTCTATGCTCAAGAAATGACAAGTATGCCATGGAATGAATATAGGCCAGGTGCTTTAAAGGACTCAATCACGAAAGAAAAAGTATCTAATACCGAATATCTAATCGGAGTAGATGCAGATAAACTAGAAAAAGATTCTAGAAACCCTTCTCACGTTGATTACTCCCCAATGGTACAGAATGGGACGAAAAAAGTTTATACGTTAGTGCGTAAAAACGGAAGGCCATTTGTTTGGGTAGATGAAATGGGAAAGAAACACTTTGCACACAAAATTAAGATGCCACCTAGAAAGGCAAATGATTTTGTTGCTAGAGCGGTATCTAGATTTGATGCAAAAGTTAAATAAAGGAGATTAAAAATGGAAGAAAAAGTTGTAAAAGCTAAAAAGACTCCTGAACAAAAAGTAGATGTTCAAGCATTTGTTTCACGCAAATTAAACGCTTTAAATCAATTAGGTGGTGCTAAAGCAGAGCGTGCTATGGAGCGTGTACTAAAAGCTACAATGGGAGGGCAAAAATAATGTCTAACTGCAACATTAACAAAATCATTAGTGACAAATTAAGTGTCTCTAAATTAACTAAAACTCAAGAAATTGATATTACTATCATGAGTGATATTGATGCTTGTTTAAAAATCAATACTCGTAAATTTGAAAAGATTAAAGGTACTTCTAGTGCTTATACATCACGTACTATCGCACCTGATTTAATCAATGTTTGCGAATCATTTGGATGTAAGAATACAGGTACATTGTTCATTACTTCTAAAGAAACGGATGCAGAAGGTGGAGAAGGAAACAAAGTACACACAAGTGGTGCGGTATTTAAAGCATTGAAAAATGCATTAGACTTTGCAGCAGGTGTTGTTTACTACTACGTAAATGTTCCTCAAGCAGGTACTTACACAATCACAACAAAGATTTCAGATGTTTTAGATCATGAAATGACTAACGCAGATGAATACACAAGCACTTTAAAAGCAGATAAAGAAGGATTCTACCCTGTACAGATTGACTTATCTACCGTTCCTACAAATGTAGTAGGAGAAGGATGGGAAGCAAGTACATCAGGTGTCCGTTTAAGTATTGAAGTAGCATTAACAGATAAATCAGCAGATAGTATTTTAATTGGTATTTCTTCAATTAGTTTCTTTGAAGAATTTGCAGACTTAGATTCTAACAACGATATTAAAGTAAGCTGCTTATCAGGATTTGATGGTGACGATACTGTAGATCCTGTAGATACAAGTTGCTTTGATGATTCTTATGATGATGATTCTGCTTCTATTGAGCGTTCATTTACAGGTACTCAATTAACATCTAACTACTTAACTATGAACCCATTCATTGGCAAGGGAGATAAATCTCAAGGCTTTATGATGCGTACTCAGGAAGTAGTTATTGAAGCAGATAAAGAACATCCTGAATATGGTTCAATCCATATCGCAGACCACTATGTTGAAGAATGTGGATTTATCTATGCAGCATTGAGCGACCAATGCAATATCACAGATTCTACATTGAACCGAATCAACACTCCATTGTTGGCTAACTTAGATGAATCTCAATACCAAGTATTGAACAGTAAAATCAATCCAAGTTTAGATATTGAAGGTTCAAAAATTTATTTCAACAAAAACTTAGTAGGTAAAACATTGAAGATTTCTTATCCAATGACTGTTGATGTATTGCAACATTATGTAGCAAACAACGATAGCTTAAAGAATAAGAGAGCTAAAGTTACAATCACTCGTTATAGAAGTGATGGAACTGCGGAAGTATTTACTTACCACAATGCAAAAATTACTTCATTCCCAATGGGTATCCCTGATGACGGATCGTTTGAATTTAGTTTAGCGTTCAAGAAAGATACTCGTGGAAACTGGTATGAAGTATATGTAGTAAACAAAGCTAACGCTAATTTATAGAAATTGAGAGGCAAATGAGATGGAAGAACAAAAGATTTTAGAACCAACACAGTTAAATGCCATGATTGAAAAGTTAAAAGTAGCTCGTGAGGATGATACTCCTCACGCAGTCTATGGCAATGGTGGTGAAATTGCAGTTGTTGGTGATGCAAATAAGACAGATGTTAAAACAATTGATATTGAAGTGAATTTCAGATTCACTGAAAAAGAAATCGAAGAACATAAAATTGATGTTCCTGAGAACGCTAAAAGAGTAGGGCAATACGTTATGTTCGATAAGAAGTTTGAAAATCTAACATTATCTCCTAGACAAGATATGAAGATGGTAGAAGCTTTAATCGAAGTAAAACCATTGCTATTGGATGCAGAACAAATCCTAGACCCATATAAAGAAAAATTCCAAGAAATTGAGGAATACTACGGTCACAAATTCATTGAAGGAAAAGATGGAATCGTTACAACAGATGCAGATGATGAAGAAGTGAACAAGACTATGGTTCATATTTATGAAGCGTATATGAATGAAGCCAACGAACAGATTTTCCATTTATACGCTCAATCCTCTACAAATTTAGTTGATGGACTTTATAAAGTTGTTGCAATTTTCTTAGGATTAGATGAATTTTATGAAGATCACATGATGCAATATTCAGTTTTAACTTGCATGATTAGTCTAATTATCAAATATCCTGAATTATTCAATGAGGTAGAAACAGTTTTTATCAAATAATTGATAAGGGGGATGATAAAAAGGATTCAGTAAAAAAAGCAAAGTCTTATGTTGCAGAACTAAATCTTTATTCAACCATGGCTCATTATGTCGGTAAAATTCTAAAAATACGCCCCAATGAGATATTAGACCATTGGGGTGTTTCTGAATTAGTTGTAGCCTTTGGGTACTACGCAAATCTACAAAGCGATAAAACATGGAATGAAATTAACGAGGCAAATAAAAATTCTAAAAAGAAAATACCTCAGATTGACAGATATGCGGTTCATTTCATGCAGAAAACAGATTTAGCGAAGGAGTCCGAAGATGTCAGTACGTGAAGTCGGTGCTAGGTTAGTCCTTGACATTAAGGATGCCAAAGCAAGATTAAATGAATTAGAAAGACAAATAAAAGCTATTGAAAAAGCTAAAATTCAATTTGCAGCTAACACTGCGGAATTGGATAGGTTGGAAAATAGATTAAAAGAAATAAAAAAAGAAAGAGATTCGCTAATGAAACAAAGACTTGCTATGCAAGTTGATTTGGATAATTTAGCAAATCTTAGAAATAAATTAGCAGATATTAAAGATGATATTTCAAATCTAAAAAAAGAATTGTATTCTCTGAACAATAAAAAATTAGCTATCGACATTGAGTTAAAGCAAAACGCAAACGATATACAAGATGTATTAAACGACAAGACTTTAAGCGAAGGTAAAAGAGACGATTTGCTTAAAGGATTGTACAATATGCGTCAGCAGCTTAAATACGAACTTAACGAAGTCGGCATTGAGATGGATAAAATCCAACAGAAAATCAACAACTTCAACAAAGAAAAAATCAAAGTAGAAGCTGATATTTCTTCGTTAAAAGATGCCGAAAAGTTAGCTAATGAGTTTGATAACACAATTGCAGATTTAGATAAAGAAGAAATTGATATTAATGCTAAAACAGACAAATTAGAAAATGCCAATAAGCAGTTAGGCGATATGATTTCAAAAGAAGGCGAAGTCAACAATACTACCGCAGATGTTAAATCGCAAATTATCGGTTTTGAAGATAGTATGAATAAGCTTAACAGACTTCAACAAGCTGCTAAAGCATTAAAATCAGCTAGTAAGATTACATTTGATGTTGGAAATAAGATGTCAAATCTAGGCTCTGGTATGTTGAACATTGCCAAGAATTTCCAAAATAATCCAATAGGAGATATTGGACGATTCTTAGTACAAGGTGTTGGATATTCTAGCTTGTATAGATTGGTTTCAAGTGCACAAAACGCAATGGGTGATGCATTTTCAAACGGTATTAAAAGATACGATACAATCAAAGTTGCGAAAAGAACATTGTCCACTGTAGTAGGCGATGTAGGCGATTCTACGGCTAAAATCCAAAAGATGATTGATAACCTAGACGAAAGCATTTTGGGGCTACCAACCACTTTAGATGATGCTCTAAGCCATGTTACGAGATTTACTTCAATCAATCATGATTTAGATAGGTCTCAAAAGCTATTCTCGGCAATTAATGATTCCATTTTGACATTTGGTGGTTCATCAGAAGATGTAAACAATGCAGTTACTCAGTATTCTCAAATCATGGGTTCTAAAATGGATGCTCGTACATTGAGATCAATGGAAGATGCAGGTATGACACCAGCCTTAACTGCTATTGCAAATAAATTTAATATGTCATTTGCAGAGTTTAGAGAAGCATTTACAGGGTCAAATCCAACTATTTCATTACAACAATTTGAAGATGCTCTGATTGAGTTGGATGAAAAAGGCGGTGGTGGTCTAGATTCGTTGGCAACTATGGTTAAATCATCTGTAGCTACAATCTCAAACGCTTTCGACTTAATCCCTAAGAGATTCAGTAAAGCCGAAGAAAAGTGGTTAGGAGCATTAGATGAGGTTTCAACGGAATTAACAGGAGCTACAATCTACGGAAATATCTACAAACTTTCTCAAAAAGTTGAAGGCTTAGGGGATATAGGAGCGAACTTCATTAGAAGTCATAAAAAAGAGATTGGCGAAGGTATAGACTTCATTAAAACCAAGTTTACGGAATTATGGAGCGTTTTAAAAACGTTTAGTTTCAAAGATTTTATCGGTGGATTTAGACAAGGACTAAATGATTTCAAAGGAGCAATTGATTTCTTCAAACCTCTTGTTGGTGGCCTATATGATTTTGTGAAAGAAAAAATCACTGAAATGGGAGACGGAAGCTTTTCTAAGGGATTAGGACGTTTCGTATCAGACTACATCCAAATTGGAATTGGATTAAAGTGGGCTGGTAGATTAATGAAACTTGGAAGTGGTGGAATTGGTCTTTTAGGAGATTTATTAAATATTGCTTCAAAATTCAAAGGAAAGAATTTCAATATTCCTTTCCTAGGAAAACTAGGAAGTAAATTTAGTTCTATTAAAGATGTATTTAAGAGTTCAGATGAGATTACTACTGCGGTAGGATTTCCAAAGACTTTCGATACAGTTGGATTTAAAAATAAATTATCTTCATTAGCTATCATAGCTGGTGGGGCAGGAACAATTATTCTTTATTGCAAAGCGATAAAGGAAATTGAAAAGAATGTTCCTGATGACATTACTACATTGCCTATGCGATTAACAAATCTATTCTCTGTAATGGGATTGATGATGGGAGCTAACACACTTAATTCAGCAGTTTTAAAAGCATTAGAGATGAACAATGCCTTAACAGGATTGGCAATGATGATTGGTCAAGGTGGAGCTTTATGGCTATTTGCAAAAGCTATGCAAGAGCTAGATAAGACTATGCCTGATGGATTCGACACATTCAATGATAAGCTATTAGGTTTGTTTGAATGTATAGGCTCTATGACACTTATTACAGGTATTCAAGGTGGTGCTGGTGTCCTAACGGGTGGAATCACTACATTAGCCCAAGTGCTAGGAATGATAACAACAACAGGACTAGCTGGTACATTGATTGATTGTGCCAAGGCTATGCAAGAAGTAGACAAGAACGTTCCTTCAAACACAAAAGGATTGAAAAAGAAAATCCAAGGAATTATGGATGTCATAGATATGTTTGAAGGTGGAGGAACATATTCTTCTTGGTGGAGTCAAGTTATTAAAAGTTCAGAGTCTTTATGGAAAAATATGGAGACTTGGAATATTACTAGGATTCTAAAGAAACTTGTTACTATTGGAGAATCAATTTCAAAAGTGCAAGGAATGAGCATTGATAGCAGTTCTTTCAACGATCAATTCAAAGATATTCAAGATGTAATCAAGAATATTAATGATTTTGAGTTTCCTACAGTTAGCACATCAAGTGCAACAAACATTGCAGATGCAAACAGTATAGTTAAGAACTATACAACAATGGCTTCTAGCATTTCTAAAATGTCTAGTATCAATGGAAGTTCAATTAACGTTGAGAATTGTACAAGCATTTTAAAGAATGTAGCTAGTGTTGTGGAATCAATGAAAAAGATTGTTTTCCCTGATGTTACAAAGAGTATTAAATCTAATTTAAACTCTACAAATGCTCAAGAGTTCCTAGATACATTGAAGATTTTGGAACAGATTGTTCCTGAATTTGGAAACTTGCAAGCAACGATTACAAACAATCCTTTACCAAATGCAGATGATATTAAAAAGACAATTGCTAGTATTTCTCAAGCGATTGGATATATTTCTGTAGCTGGTGTTGGAACAGGAAAAGACAAGAATATGTTGTCTTACAACTTGAGACAAATGCCTGATTCTAAGCTGTTTAATAACGCACTAACGGTAATTACAACTTTAGGAGATATAATCCTTAAATTTGGTACTTTGAATGTTTATTCAGATGGTTTTGATTTTGAATCACTACGGGCCAATATCAAGGAAATTGGAGATGTTATCAATGATTTAGCAACCAATAAAGGATTGACAAAAAACATCAAAAATATTGGCAAAGTTGATACGACAGTTACTAAGTTAAAAACAATTTGTGATAACTTAAATTCTATTGTTGGATTAAATCTAGATTTTGTTAAGGTTGGAGAAGTCACAACAGGTATTCAAACATTCCTAAACAATGTTAAAGGATTGAAAGTTGGAGAAGCTACTACAACTGTTGTTACAGAAGTAAACTCAATCGTTACTTCCTTCCATAACATGGCAACAACTTTATCAAACATGAAGTCTGAATTTAATACCTCCGGTACAGATATGGCCAATGGAATTATTGAAGGTTTCAAAAGTATTGATATTGAAGGTTCATTTGGAACTAAGATTGATAATGCCAAAGCTTCATTGAAGAAGAAAAGCTTTAAATCCGTAGGTAAGAAGTTTGGAAAAGATGTTGTAAGTGGATTTAGTGAAGGTATCTCTAATATGTCTAGTTCAATCTCTAATCAGATTACTATGATGTATGGATATTCAACACGATTCACCGATTTAGGACAATACTTAGGAAGTGCATTTAAAAATGCGTTCAACAATCAATCAGGAAACATTAATACAGGTGGCACAACGACTCCTACAGTAAACAGAGGTAACGAATCAAAAGGAAACAACATGAAGTTTGCTAAAGGTGGCCCAGTTTACTTAAAACGAGGTGGACAACCTATTGTTATGAAACCTAGTGGAACAGATACAGTGCCAGCTATGTTGACTCCTGGTGAGTATGTAATGAAACGTAGTGCAGTTAAGAACGCAGGTCAAAGTTTCATGGACAAAGTAAATAACATGGATTTGAAAGGTGCGTTCAAAGAATTGTCTACTAGATATGGTTCTCATGTTGGAAGTGTTGTTAATAAGAACGTGACTATCAACAATAACGATAATCGTGTTACGAATAACAGTATTGCTTTCAACGAAGGAAACGAAAGAAGGCAGGCTATCAAAGTAGGTAGATGCTTGAGAGGTTTGGCATAATGACTTGTTATAACTTAAACCCATTAAAAACATACGTTCAGTTCAATGATCTTGTAATAGACAGTGCAGAGGAGATTTCCTCTGCCTCTCTAAAGCAAGATACAAAGACTGCAACGCAAGAATATAGTTACGGACATGGTAGTTATGTTGCTTTCCAAAAGAATCAACAGTTTCTTACGGAAGGTGATTTGTCCTTAACATTGAATTTTAATTATGAACATTTTCATGATGAAGATAGAAGATTCATACGTGACTATTTCAATTTGAATTTGCTTAAACCTGGAAGGCTATGGGCAATTCAAGATAACAAATTGATTTGGGCATGGGCCTATGTCACAGGATTTAGTGAAGATTACAAAAAATACCAAGGCTATTTATCAATGGATATTGATTTTAAGCTTTGGGAAGGTGTATGGCATATTGCGGATACAAAGAAAACATTCTTAGTTCCTTATTCTGTATGTAATATCCTCGATTGTGATGATTTCAGAGATGCTCAAGAGTGCTTATCATGTTGTGTTACTTGCCCTCCTGATATAGAAACTTGCAATTCGTGTTTATGTGATTGTGGAGACATTACAGAGGAAACATCTTTATGTGTAATGGGTACTAAAGCATTGGAAGATTTTATGAATTGTGGCAATTCATACAAGATTGTCTACGATTGCATCAAAGGTGAACAAATTTTCGGTGATGATTTGATTAAGAATAAAATATGCAAAAAAGATTATTGTGTTGAGTCAATTGCTGGAAGATTCTACAGTGGAACAGTTTTAGATACAGACAAAGTAAAATTGATTCTAGATGGTAAATTCCAAAACCCTGAAATTGAAATTAATGGAAACAAAATGATGATTTTAGGCGAATATGATGGAATTTTAACACTTGATTCAAGTTGGAACTTATACTTTACTGCGGATGGATGTTGTGCATCAGAGGAAGTAGATTTAGATAATCTAGTTATCGAAGATGAATTTGGATTCACAGTACATCATGGAATGAATAGATTAGTTGTCACAGGCTCATGTTGTAAGATGGCTTGTGTATATATAGATGTTGATGAACTTACAAATTAAGGAGGCTTGCAGTGGCAAATGTAAAAAGTTATTGCACTGCTTGTGGAAAGTTAAAAGATAGCAGTGCAGAGTTTATCCAAAATGGTGTCACAGATTCAATATGTACGTCTTTAGGAAACGATACAGGCTTAAATCCTGAGAATGGCAATAATACATGTACAGACATGGAAAATGCCAACGATTGCCTTACAAAGGGCTTGTATGACATCATAGATGGATTTGATTTGTGTGATTGGAAATTATTCATGAGTCAATACGCTAACAATGATTACAACATGAAAGCAGCTATGATTTGTTGGATGTGCGGATTGCAAGACCAGTTGTATAATCTTCAACTTCAAAATTTGGCAATCGAAACGCAATATACTATTCAACAGTCTACACCTGGATTGAGCGTTGAAATTGACAGACAAGGTAATTTCACATTCAGATATTCAGATTGGATTCACACTAGTGATTACGAGAAAGTAGCGGACGGAGTTATTACAGGAAAAGTAGATTTCTGTATGAAACCTAATAAAGATAAGAGTGCTACATACAAATTCAACAGTGTTACATTGAAACACTACTCTTATAAAATGACGGGAGTTCAAGCTGGTTCAGCTCCTACTGTTTCAATTCGTGTTCCTAATAAGAGTGGATCGTTGGTATATCAAAAAATCACAAACGCTTCATTTGAAGAAGATATTAACAAAACAGTGGAATTAAGCATGAGTGGAACAGTAAAAGCAGGAGAAACAACAAATTGGTTGCAATTCCTTTCTATTTATGTTGATTGGCTAGAAGATGATGAAATATCTCTACACACTCGTTTTGTAAATGATAACAAGGTAAACTTCGTTATCTGTAGAGATTAGGAGGTACACATAAATGAATAAAGATGTTTGTTCTGCTTGCGATTCTTTAAAAGCTACAAGCAGTAATTTCATTCAAAAAGGTGTAACAGATACTATTTGTGCAAATCTTAAAGCAAACCAAGGCTTTGAAAACAAGGGCCACAACAACTGTACAGATATGCACGATATGAACGATTGCTTATTAGGCGGATTGCTAGAAAAGATTGATACATATGATGTATGCGATACAAAAGAAGCTATCAGAGATTTGGAAAAGAACCTAATCAGTATCATGGATGTAATGATTTGTTCAGATTGCGGCCAATGGGAAGAAATCGAGAAACTATGGGCAGAAATCCAAAAGATTTGGGATGCTATCAGAGCTTTACAAAATAAGGTTGGTGGTATCGAAGGCAGCGTTGGAGATATGTACAGTGCGGTCGAAAAGATTCTTACGAACCTTAAAAATAGTGGTGCATGGAAACAAACGGGAGATACTGTATTTCAAGGCAAATTCAATGACGGAAGAAGTATTGCGACAGGTAACATCAATATCTTTGGTGGTACTCCTGATGGAAATTCATACATCCGTACTAATAATGGAAGCTCTGAGAATGATTTGGCTGGTGGTGTTTAATGGCATGGCAAAACTTTCATGGAGCTTACGATAACACAGGGCCATACGCAAACGTAGTATTAGGTGGAAATCCAGGCGATACCGCAGACTTTGGATTCCCACTTGCTACCGCCCATGCTAAAGGGTATGGAAAAGGTATAAATTTTTCAGATGATGGAAACTATGGTGTTACGTTCACTTTAGATTTAGTTGGATATGGTGTAACGGATGCAGGTACATATACAGGAAACGGAAAGTACGTACAGTTTGGCGGAAGATACAACTATATTTTGATCATTAGTGTTTCTAACAACAATAAAGCCTCATGGCGAGAGATTTATAATCAAGTAATATTATCTCATGCCGATACATGGTCATTGGCTTATTCATCAGGTTGGGAAACAGTGGCCCAAAATAGTCAATGGAGTGGTAAGATGCAACTTCCAACAGATACAACACACGTTAAAGTTGAGTTAAGAGGGGAAGATGCTACATTACCTTATGAGAATATATATTCTATTCAACAGGTTATCCCTGATTTCAGACCATGGGCAGTAAGAAAAGGCGGTATATTCTATTCTTTGGATAGAGCTACAGGATGGTTTAAAAAGAGAGTTAAAGACTCTTGGGTAACTATTGGAAAGTACAGTGCCGATAAAGCAAATAAAGAAAACCAAGGGTCAAGTAGAATTAGAAAAAATGGTAAATGGGTAGGACAAGGCAAAATTGGTAGTTAGGAGCAAACATGATTCCTTACTTTGAAATATTAGAATTTGGAAAAGTTAAGAAAAGATTCAGAGAGGCTTTAAGCACAATCAGTTTTTCAAATGAGTTGATGACAGTACCTGAAATGCAAATCACAATTCCTAACGAATACTACGATTTAATCTCAGGAAGAAAAGAAATGCGAGTAATCATGGATTGTGGAGTTTTCTACGGAATGATTACCGACTACAAACCATCTGTAAGTGGTTTAAACATATCTCTAACGCACGTAATCAACGAATGGACATACAGACAAGTCCCAACGAATTATGCGGTTAAAAACGCTCTTATAAAGAACGTATACGAAAGTGAAGATATGTATTATTCAACTCAGTGGAAGATGAATTTTGAAACTGAGATTGATAACGAAAAGATTGACTACGTTTATTCTAGACAATCTAAATTGGATGCACTTACTAAAACTTGTGAATTGACACCATCTGTTTATTGGAGAGTGCCATTTACAAATGATAAGCAAGTTGAAATTGGATATTTTGGAAAGAAACAACCTGTTATGCTTTCTAATAAACCGACGTTAGGAAGAAACTACAGAATTATTGGTGAGCCAACAATGGAAACTGATTTCTCAGATGTTATTAACTTAGCAACGGTTTATGCAAATAAATCTGATAGTGGTATGTCCTCTTTGTCATTAAGAGAAGTATATAACGATAAAAGCTTGCAGAATCCTAAGTTTCCTGTAGTTATTTTGAGATCAAACATAAATAACGAGCGTGATTATGAATATGTAGACTTTCCTAAATTAGCTCCTAACAATCAATTGGAGTATTCTATTATTGATACAGAGTCGGTTGGATATGAAAGTGGTGTATTCATTGAAGGAACATTTGCTTTTGATGATTTATCGCCATTTAGTCTAGAGGATATGACAAAAGACTCTAAAGACTATAAATGGGTAATTCCTAAAGAGCAAAGATTTTTGACGGATACAGAGGAAATAAACAATGCTAAAGCCTTATGGCACTCTTTAAAAGACATTTGGAGTAAATCTGCTATTGCAGCTTTATGTGGTTCGTGTCACGTGGAATCAACATTAAACCCTAATTTGTATCAAATGGGTGATGTTCCTGATTCTCAAAAAGGATTTGGATTGGTTCAGTGGACACCATACACTCGAATTACAAATTGGTTAGGTTCTCATGGGTATACAAGCTACACAATGTACGGAAAAGGGGAAGTAGCTAAGTTGGTTGAAGAATGGTCAACAAATGCTACAAATGGCCCTTGGATTCCAACCGCTTCTTATAACATCACATTTCAACAATGGTCACACATGGAAGCGGATATGAATTACATGGTAATGGCTTTTATGGCAGATTATGAACGTGGCGATACATCTATTGATTTGCAGTATCAAAAACGTATTGAATTTGCTCAACGTATTTACGGTTTGATTCCTGAGTGGGAACAAGATGATAACGGAACGACAACCGATACGGATAAAACACAATCTCGTCCTTGGAACGCTCAGAATTTTATCAACACATGGAATGGTCAATCTATCGACATGGATGGTGTACCGCCTGAGCAACCATATCAATGTGTAGATGTTTGGAAGAAAGCATTGCAAACATTAAATTATCCCGACCCTACAAGAGCTATAGGCGGTGATGGATATGCAGATTACATTTGGTATAACAGAGATGAATTAGGTTATTCTCAATACTTTGATTATGTTAGTACACCACAATTTGGTGATTGGTGCATATTTGGTAGAGGTGGTGACACACCTTCATCACACGTTGCAATGTACGTTTCAGATGCAGGAAATGGAAGAGCAAATTTCTTTGGTCAAAACCAGCCTTATCCATATTGCAATACAACAACAATCAGTACATCAAATATCATTGGTATTTTCAGAGTAAAGAGTGTTTATGTACAACAGAACATTGACCCTGAGTCTACAAACGGAACAACTATCATTACTGATAACGATAGAATTTATGCGGCCAAGGTTGTATATGATTGTGCTTGTAGAAAACTAATTAATGCAAGAAGAAAGTTTTCTATCAACACTTCTTGTGAAGCATTACCTAAAGAAGTAAACGTAGGGGATAGAATTAGATTTATTTATGATCTCAATTTATTGCAATTGGGAAGTTGTAATAGATACATGAAACGTATTCTAAAACAAGATGATTGGTTCTATATCACAAGCCTACAAAGAGAAATAGATAAAACAGGAATTGAAATAGACACATTGACTCTAGAGAAATTCCTAAGAACAGATAGAGACGGAAAGAGTGAGTAGTTATGGATATTAGTAAGGCGATAAATATATTAGCTGATAGTGTCTATGATTTGAAAGAAAAAGGAAGATACAATTCCATTCAACGTAGAAACCATACAGTTGACTTTTATGGGTATGAGTTCCCTAGATGGGGATGTTCAAGCTCTAAACCAGCGGTAATAGGAATGTCAATTTCTCAGGATTTGATTTATTATGAGCGTTTTGAGTTTAAACTAGTAATAGATAATTCTACTGCTACAAACTTTAATATCGAGATTGAAGGAATCGACATGACACCATATTTCAAGCAGCAATTCAACGGAGCATGGATTACGGGAAATGGACTATGGCCTGGGCAATACTCCAACTTTGATGTTCTTAAAGCTTGTGGATATCTTTCAGAAGCCGATAGAAACAAAATACTAGACCCAGGATATAAAACAATCAAAGTAACAGGAAATGGCAATTTTGATTGTACGTTAGTTAATTACCTTAAATATAGTCATGTAAACAGATAAGAGGTATCTATGAACAGATATGAACAAAGAATTGAAAACCTATCAAATCATGTAAAACAAAATCCTAGAGATTGGCAGTCTGCCATATCGCTATTGAAACTGAACAGTCAACAAATTGACTTTAAAAGAAAACAAAAACAACAGTCTGCTAGATTGTCTATCAAAGCATACAAAAAGGAGGTTGTGTAGATGGAAAACAAATATAGCACTTCAGGAATTGGAGAAGATATTATCCGTAGTTTTACACAAATTGCAAGTGCAGAACTACACGCTAAAACCTTATTAGAAAAACGTATTTCTGAGGTTGAAAACGGATTAATTAGTGAAGAAGAAATTCCTGATAATTTAGAAAAGATTGAAGCATTAAAGGATGAAATTGATGATTATGCCAATATCAGACGTTCTCAAATGCTTTATCTATACAATTCTTTTGGTGGCAAAGGGGATAGAGAACAGTGGTGTTTAGTTAAACATTTAAGTATGGCTATGTACACTGCATTTGAAGCATATCAAGCTTCGGATAGAGACCCTGAATTATTGAATATCGCTTTGGAGATTAACAAGAAGTTTATTGAAGCTTGTACAAAATTCTTAGGTGTAGAAATTACATCTTGTGCATCTTGTTTTGCAGACATTATGAAAGCTGGAGGAAAATAATATGCAACCTGTAGTATGTAACAAAGATATGGCAGTAGTATTCCCTTTAAAAGACGGTGATTGCGAATTTTGGCTAGAAATCGTTGATTCTGTAGATGATATTACTAATCCAAGTAGAGACCATGCGTATGTTGATTCAAAAGGATTGTTCTATATCTACAACGGAAAAGAAATTCAAGTAATCAATGACCATGCCAATTTGAAAATCAAATGGGGAAATATGATTGGTGATATTTCTAATCAATTGGATTTAATTGAAATTCTAAATCAATTCGTAAAGACAATTTCTGTAAACGGAACAAACATTGCCAAAGACAACGACAAAAACATTGCTATTCAAGTGCCTATCACAACTATTAAATTAGATGGAAATACGATTAGTCCTGTTGATTATATTGTAAATTTAGATTTAGCTAGTGTTTATGCAAAGAAAACTGAAATTCCTAAAAATGTATCTGAGCTTCAAAATGATGCTGGATATATTAAGCAAGAAGTTGTAGATCAATTAATACCTATTAAAGCAATCAAGGTTAATAACGTAACGATACCGCCTGATGAAAACCATGCAGTAAATATTGAAAATGTGTATGTTACACCAGAAGAATTCGGTGCTATTGGTGATGGTACAACAGATGATTATACAGCTTTTAATTTATGTTTTGCAAAAGCAATGGAAACAGGCAAGTATATTTTATTAAGCAATAAAACCTATTTAATTGAGCATGTTTTAAATAATATTACAAATATTAATTTAATTGGAATTAATACAAAGATTAAATTGGGTAATAATGAGTTTATAGGGAAAGTAACAGACTGTTATTTTAAAGGCATATTTTTTTATAGAGAATTAACGAATACTGTGAATTTTATAAATCAATTTTTGTCATCACAATTAAAATCATGTACATTTAAAAATATGAATATATTATTTAAAACTGTATCACCAAAAATAAACAGTTTAGAGCATGTGTTATTAGATGAATGTTATTTATACAACACATGTTTAAATAATACAAATAATAATTATAGCGGTGCTACATATTTAATTAATAACACAACAATAAAGTTTGTTAATGAAGATTTAAAATACCATCCGTATTTCATAAGTGGCATTATTGGTGGTACGTTTATTTTTAATAATTGTACATTTGATAAAGATCTTTATAATCTTGATCATATTCCATTT